TCATATTCGAATTGTTTACGGTTGAAGTCCAAGTTTTTGGCGAGCAATTATATATTCCTTCACTAGTTTCGAACGAACAATATCTTGTTCGAGAAAATCAACATGTACAAAGTCATTTAACTTACCGATGACTTTCATGAAGTCCTTCAGTCCGTTACGTTCTTGTTCTTTCGTAAGGTCTGACTGACGGAAGTCGCCGCAGAACAATACTCTACAACCTTTACCAATACGAGTGATCACAGAATCAAGTTCATGGAATGTCATATTATTGACTTCATCCACAATCACGTAACAATTATTCATGGTAATTCCACGAATAAACGACGTCGAGATGAATTCAATCGCATTCTTTTGTTTGAGGATCTCATACGCATCAGATCGATTAAACAGTTCAGTACAGATGGCGTAATAAGGTGCTTCATAAACTTTCATCTTTTCTTTCTGATTGCCAGGAAGAAAACCCATATCTCGTGTTGGTACTACTGATCTTACAATGTAAATCTTATTTTGTACACCCTTATTTGACATGAGTGCATCAATAGTTTTAGAAAGAGCAAGGAAGGTTTTGCCAGTACCAGCCATACCATGTAACATCAAATGTTTTCCCTCATCGAAAGCTTCAAACGCAAGGCGTTGATTCTCTGTGAGTGGATTGATGTTTTTTAAATTAAAGTTTTGAGACTTAAATGTCAATCCTTCTTGTACATCTCCGTTTTGTCTGGAGATTCTTTTTTCTCTTTTTGTTAAACGCGGTTGGCTATGTTCCACTAGCTATCCTTATTTTTTATTGCGAGCTTTACTTACTGCCTCTCTGATCTTCGTACTCTTGGTATCTTTATCACCGTGTTGTTGACCGAGTGGGGAGTGCGGGTTGGCATTACCGATTCTATTGAGTAGATCGTTAAAGCCTGAGTCATTTTTATGAGTCACTCCTGCTATTCCTGATATCAGATGGGGTGCACCTATAATCTCTTCGATATCGGGATTATCTTCGAGGAAATCTATCTTCTGTTGATAGTTAAAGAATTCCTCGAAAGTTTCACCGGTTTCTTTGAGTTTAAATTCGTATATAGGCATTAATAATCTTCATTTTCTATCAGATCTAACAATGTACTTTTTGTTTTAGAACGAAGGGCAGCTCGAAGCCTCTTCTCGCTTAGATGGTGACGATGATCATCATGTGATGTATTTTTCGAATCGTCATAGTCTTCATTATATTTTCTAAAACGCTTAACTGTGTTACTCATTTGGAATTAACCCTGGAAAAGCTTCATTAATTGTTGCGACGTTAAGTCCTGCGACTTTCTTATCCTTGACAGCAATCAAAAGATTAGCATCCTTTGGATGAAGAGATTCGAGAAGACCGATGAAAAGGTTTTCGCGCTGATGCTGCTTGAGATCAGGACGATTACCATAAAGGTAGAGAGGGAGTGTACGTGCCTCCTGATAGAGTCTACCTTCTGTGTCGAGCACCTCACATGGCTTATAAGGAGGTGCACCTTCTGGCAACCACCATCCTACATTCGGATGAAAGGCCAGTTCAAGGATATAACGAAGAGTTTCACTATCATACTGACGAAGGAGAGAAACCTTTGTCCGTACGTCCTTGGATTCCTTGACAAGATCAAGGATTTCTGCTATCGCTAATGTTCTTTGCATATTAAAACTCGTTAATGCTTTCTAATAGGAGTTTAAGACGACGTTCGATAAAGTAGTTGAAGAGTTTGTCTCTTCCTTTACCAGCTTGCTGCTCGTACTGTTCGAGCACTTCCTTCTTAATGTCAGGAGGAATAAAGTTAAGATCAACTAATCGCTGATTACGAAGATAACCGCGCATCATCTTCTCGTCACAGAAATCTTTTGGATCTGCGTCGAGCCACTGATCTAGCTTCTTCTGGCTGATAGGCTTCTGTCTTGCACCGACCACGAACGTGTCATCTGCTGACAAAAAGTTAGGAACACCGTCGCCGATATCACCACGAATAATATGTTCCTTGATGAACTTATCGACGTCGTTTGTCTTACGCCACTTCTTCTGTACAGGATCAAACTGCTGCACGTTCATGTAACACTGCAATTGAACAAAGTCTTTGTCACCAGAAAGAATCAAGATCTTCTCGTTGGTGTTACCATACGTTTGTGCAAGAGTACCGATGACATCGTCTGCTTCAGCTCCATCGACGCGAAGAACTCGATAAGGAAAGTAATCTTTTAATTCATCGCGAACCTTATTCAGAGTTTCGAATACAGAATTCCAGTTGATTTCTGACTTCTCGCGATTCTTACGGCGATTCGCTTTGTAGTAAGGAAAGATCTTTCGACGCCAGTTATTACCTGCATCGCACGCAATAATCATCTCGCCGAACTCGTTCTTAAACTTTACATTATAAGCCCTGACCGAGTTCAGGACCATGTGTCGCAAAAGATCTTCTTCGATATCAACATTCGTGTGGTTTCCAAGTTGAATCATTAGATTCGAAATCATGACCTGTGAAAGGTCCATAATAATCATTTCAGTTTCTCACTCTTCTTCAGGCAAAGTATACGTATATTCAATTGAGCTGTCTTCATTGTAACTAAACTCAAATATTCCGTCAACCATTTTATGGAACTGATGCTCAAGATTATATTGTCTATGTAACAATGCTTTGATGCTTTCCATAACTAAGGCTACGTCTTTTATGTATTTATCGTCATTAATATCTACACCATAAGCGCCGAACATATTAATTACGTCAGGAATCATATCATTCATCACGCCAGCCACGTGTTCTTTGCGTGTCTGAGTAACCTTATCAACAATTTCTTCCAAGTTTTGGGGTGGAGCGTCTTCACGACGAAAACCTGGAAATAAGATTACGTTGTCCGTCATTTAATAATCCTTAGTAGAATGGTATCTTCATTGATTCTGCCATTCGGTTTAGATTCCACGGTTTTGATTTCATCTATAAACTTCCGAAGACTGACTTTACCAGCGCCAAGTAAAGCTTGAATAGAAACATCTGGCTTTCTCAAGCTTTTGCTTGTAGAGGTTTCAATATCATAACCAGTCAGAGTAGTGCCCTTCACTTGGATTCCAGCTGGACCAATCGCGTCATATCGACTGAGCTTCTTGTATTTGGTATTGTAAGTCCATAGCTGCGTGCATCCTACGATCTCTGCTGGATGAACAGAGACAATCTTGAGTGAAGGCTCTTCCTTCTGATATTTAAGGTTCTTGACCAGATCGACGGCGGACTTTGCCTTCTTCTCTCGCGGCTTACGAACCTTGACAGCCTTCTTGTTATTTACATACCGATCGATGTCAGCGAAGAAATTGTTCCAAAAATTAATCCAAAACTTCTGACGCTTACCAAAAGATTCTTTGACTTGCTCGTCATCTAATAGAATCTCTTCGTGCTGAGGACGATAGTAGTCTGCCACGATACCAAGAATCTGAGCGTTCAGTTCGTTGGCTTGACAGAAGGTGTACATCGAGAATTCTTTGCCATCGATGACATTATCAATCTCTTCTTCGAGGCTCGTGATGATATAGTTGGCCTTCTCACGAATTCGAGATTGAATGTCGACGACAGGCTTTGGAGTTTCTTCGACTTCTTCGACAATATGAATTGCTTCAGCAAGAAGCTTCTTGACATTATCATTAAAGTAGTCTAGACTCTTCTGCGGCAATGCATTACCATTGAGGAGAATACGAGAGACGCTACCAAGAGTTCGGGAAATCTTCCACTTCGGAAGCTTGCGCAACAGAGTAAGATCGGCTTTAGTGTAGTTGCGTTTGGCATAAGTGAAGAACCATTCGCGAGACTGATCATCAGATGCCATGTAGTTGTACCAGTTTAAGGCTTGACTAAATTCCGTGATCACGATAGGCTCAGAACCATAGGCTTTGTCATCGAACGACTTGGACGCCGCGCGAGAGATTTGTTTTGGTTTAGCTTTTACCTTAATGACCATATTTACCCCTGCAGTTTTCTTGTTGCATTATTCAATCTACTACAGTTTTGATAATTTGTACATGTTTATTTTCACAGCTATGAAAGCTGCGATAATCCTCAAAGATCAATTTTATAATTAAAAATTGGACCAGACTTAGGTGTATATTGTGTTGCGTTAGGTTCCCATCCAGGAGTACCAACCATTGGCTCCCACTTTTTGTCGACATGTTCCTTTTTCACATAAGACCACTTACGAGGAGTTTCCATTGCCGTTTCCATGCCATGCTCGAGCAACTGATTGTGTACAGCGGCGTGTTCGTACATCTCTACGTCATCGAAGACGAAGACAGCTCCAGGATCTGATCGTTCAAGAAAGAATGCAATCTCAGTATCAAGAGCTCCGAGTGTATGAGGACCATCGAAGTGGACTACACTGTACTTATTGAGAATGCTCTTATGTTCTGCATAGATAGGAACACCGTCTGCATAACGATTGAAGAACTCCGTATCTTCGAGATTAAAC